GACATGGCATTCAAACGAATTTCGATTGAGTCCGAGTGAACGACGATCCGATTCAGGATTGATTTGACAAAAGTTTGTTGCTCGGGCATTTGAAGCGTAACCCATTCTTTATTTTTCCGGGCCGCTTGACTCAGCAAGTTGTTCGAGTTCGACTCCCGGATGCCGAGCTCTTTTGCAGCAGTGAGGAGCTCGATTGGGGAACGCAAGAACTCTGCAAAGCGCTCCGTGACCGCGCGCTCGAGTTCCGGTGCCGGAATTCGTCGGATCAATCCATCCTTAGTCGCTTTGCGAATCGTTGCTTGCGAAGTGTAGTAGCGATAGCGCTTGCCGGCCTTGATGGCATGCGTGGGTGTGAAGCGGTTGTTGTCTTGATCAAACAGAACTCCAGTCAGCAGACTGCCTTGAGTTACGCGCAGTTTTCGAGGGCTGCCTTGCCTGTTCTCGTCAAGCATTTGCTGAACTTTGCTCCATTGCTCTCGCTCGATGATTGCCTCATGGTCACCGGGATAGACCGAGTCTTTATGAGAAATCTCGCCAACGTAAAGGTGATTCCGGAGGATTCTGTGAAGTGCGCCGCGCGAGAATCGCTCCCCTCCACTCCGCTTTCCGTTTATGACACGAGCCTTGCTTCGAAAGCGGCTCTTGCCCAGAGACTCCTTCAGTTCCGTGACGCTGCCAATCCGTAGGTATTGGCTGAAGATTTCACGAATTCTTTCAGCCTCCTCGGTGTTGATATAGAGCTTGCGCTCGCGGAGATCATATCCCAGAGGTACACTTCCTCCCATCCACATTCCCTTGCGCTTTGAGGCAGCAATCTTGTCCCGAATGCGCTCGCCGGTGACTTCCCGCTCAAACTGTGCGAAGGAGAGGAGGACATTCAGCGTGAGCCTGCCCATGGAAGTCGTGGTGTTGAATTGCTGCGTCACCGAGACGAAGCTGACCTGCTTCGAATCAAACAGCTCGATGATCTTGGCGAAGTCGGCCAGGGAACGCGTGAGACGATCGACTTTGTAAACGACGACGGTGTTGATCTTGCCGGCGGCGATATCGATCATCAGCTGCTTCAATGCGGGCCTGTCCATGGAACCGCCGGAGAACCCACCATCGTCGTACTTAGTGCCGAGCGCGTGCCAACCCTCATGGCGCTGCGAAAGAATGTATGCCTCACAGGCCTCGCGCTGAGCATCGAGCGAGTTGAAAGACTGGTCCAGCCCTTCTTCGGAAGATTTGCGCGTGTAGATCGCGCAACGAACATGTCCGCTCATGCCGTCCTCCGAGTTGCCCGCTTTTTCATGCCAAAGAAAGCTGGACCCGACCATCGGGTGCCAGTGATCTCGCGAGCTATCTCAGATAGGCTGCGATAGGTGTGATCGTTGTATTCAAAGCCATCGTCGAGAACGGCAACTTCGTGCAGTCGCCCCTTCCACTCGCGCACAATGCGCGTCCCGGCCCTCGGCCGGAGAGTGAGGTTATCTGCAGGCTTCTTGCCATTCATGAAATCTTCGGCCAAAGCCTTCAGGCGCTTTTCTGTTGATGGTTTAAGGCCGCCGAGGGTCTTTTCCTGCAGCCTATAGGCGAGTGCCGGAATCAATATCTCGCGACGGAGGCGTGGATGCGGGACGTTGCCGAATAGCTCCCGCCAAAGCTCGCGAAGAGCGGTGCGCTCCAACCGGGGGAGTCCCTCCAATTGCTGCCCTAAATCTGCCTTCATCTGTACCCCATGCTGCTGCCGGAGAGCTCTCCGGCAGCAGTCCATTTCCGCTCTCACGGGGCAAAGAGTCAAGCAGAAACTGTCGTTCTAGAGCGGGAAAACGGCGCCATTTTTCTAGCAGGTTTCGTAACCCCAGGATCCGCCAGGGTACCAGGGCTCTGATTTGAAGGCCATCGGTGCAAGGTACTCAAGTGCCTGTGTCGTCGAATCGACCTGATCGTCGTGCTTCGACCCCGGGAAACTCGTCAATTCGAGAACGTATTCATCGAGCCATGGCGCTTGTTTGGGTAAGAACACTCGGCCGGCCTCAAACTTGATTGACTGCTCGGCCAGACGCCGGTGCTTATCGCTGCCATGTTCAGGATTGCGAGATTCGAGACACCAAATCCCCTCCGATCTGAGTTCTTGCAGGAGAGACATCCCGGATGCCTTGTCTTCAACGAGCACTTTGAACGGATCAAACTTGCGAAAGCGCTCAACAATCGCGCGCTTCAAATCTGGGTATTCCAACCGGTTGCGAAAAACGTCCAGCAGATAAAAGTTTTCACCTGACACCCCCCAAGTTGTTCCGACGCTATAGTCGTTGTCAGCACCACACTTATAGGCGGTGTCCCAACTCTGGAGAATGAAGGCAAGGTCCTTTGGCAACTCATGAGGCTCGAAAAAGTGGAGCCACTTATGCTTAATCACCCCGCCCTCGCGCGACGTTGGGTTCTGTTGCCACTGGCTCTGAAAAAAGTAGCTGCCGACAGTTTGCCGGATCTCTTCGAGCCGTTCCAGCGAAACTCGTTCAGGATGCAAGGCCTCCCCGGCCTTGCGTACGTAAGAACGACTACCCAATGGGCTTTCAATTAGATAGCTCTCATCCTTTTCGGCAATCGCAGGCAACGATAGCAAATCCCAATGTTCGCGTTCCATGACTGCGCCCACGAGGTCGTCCTGATGCAATCGTTGCATCAGAAGAAGCATCACACCGTCTTCTTGACTATTCATTCGACTCTGAAGAGTGCTGAAGCACCACTCATTTGTCCCCGGACGTAACGTCTCTGACATCGCATCCTCCGGCTTGAGAGGGTCATCAATGATAAGGACGTCCCCGCCCCGGCCAGTCAATACGCCACCGACCGAAGTTGCTAAGCGCACCCCTCCGAGGGTCGTGACGAATTCGTCCACCGATTGCTTTTCTCGAGATAGAACCGTTTCTGGAAAGAGCCTTCGATAGAAGGAGCTGTTCATCAGCGTTCGGCAATCTCTCGCATGTTTGTCTGACAGATCCTGTCCATAACTAACACAGATGATTTGCGCTGTTGGATCGTGAGCGAGCAACCAAGCCGGCCAAGCGACACTGCAAACGTGTGACTTCAAGGTACGCGGAGGCAAATTGACAATCTGACGCCTTGCTTTGCCGTTCCGGCATCGCTCCAAAGTTGAAGCGAGCAGTTCGATATACGGGCTTGAGAGGAACGTGGCCTGCGGATAGAGCTCACTGAAGGAGCGAACGACGAAGCTCATGAAGTCGTTCCGCAGAATGAATTGGTACTTGGCAAGTCCTTCTCGGAAACTCATTACGATTCCTCCTTCTCGGGTCCTGGGTTGGTGGATGCATTTCCTTCCGCGAAAAGCTCCAGACGATGCAGCATGTCTTCCATGGCCTTTCGATCGCTGTTGTTTGGAATGAACGTTGCCTCGCCGGGGACCTTTGCCGCATCTAAAGCCTGGGCCAACGAGATGATCTCCCGCTGCGAACGAAAGTCCCCCTGGGCCGCTTTATTTACAAGCTGCATGATTGTGGCTTGCCACTTGGTCATCGAGCGGGTGCCCTTTGGGCCTTTCACTTGCACGCGTTGCCGCAATTCCCGGGCAACAGTTGTGGCGAAGTTCTCCGACCCCTTTGGTCTTCCTCCTGGATTTCCGGATTGCCCCTTAACGAACTTTCCACTCGCTGGAGGCTTCCAGAAACCCACTTCGTAAGGACGCTCGTCCTCAGACATTGCCGGTCTCCTTCGAGGCAGCGATTTCGTTGAAACTCTTACCGGAAGTTGCGTGCATTGCATTTCCTCCTGTATGGTTTTGCCATCTGCGGATGGCGACATCGACATAGGCCGGATCGATCTCAATTCCGAAACAGATCCTGCCAACTCGCTCGGCGGCCATCAGAGTTGTCCCTGATCCGAGAAAGGCATCGAGAACAATTTCTCCGCGTGCCGAGCAATCGAGGATTGCATCAGCAACCATGGCCACAGGCTTCACTGTTGGGTGCAGCGCGAGAAGATTTCCTTCATCGCCCTGTTTCGATTGCGTGTGAACGTTGGGATATTTCCAGACATTTGTCCGGTTACGGCCAAACTGACCAAGTTGAACGTTGTTTCGATGTGCTCCTTTCCCGTTGCGGAAGACCAGGACCAACTCATGCTGCGAGCGATACAGGCTTCCCATACCCGCGTTGTTCTTCACCCAAACTGCCAGGTTCAGAAATTCGTCGTAGGCCTGTTTGCCGGCGACGATCAAGTCACTCACATGGCGCCAATCCATGCAGAGGAAATGGACGGAATTGTTTGCGCTGTAACGCGCAAGCAGTCGAAGACAGTTGCACAGGAAAGCGACAAACTCGACTTCGCTCATTTCACCAGAAGCCATGGTGAACTCGCGATGACGAATCGATCCGTTTCCCGTTGCGTGGCCGTCGATTTGGATGTTGTAAGGCAAATCCGAAAAGACCAAGTGTGCCCGGCGGTTGCCCATCAGGGTTTTGTAAGCTTCGTCACGCAGCGAATTGCCGCACAGGATGCGCTGTTTTTCCAAGAGCCACAGATCGCCAGGCTCGCTAACCGGTTCTTTACTTGCTTCCAGTTCGACGTTCTCCCCCTCCTCAGTGAACGATCCCGCCGATTCCTCGATGATGAGATCGATCTCGGCGATTTCGAATCCGGTTATGCTTATATCGAAGTCAACGCCGTCGATGGTCATTAAATGCTGGAGCTCGATGGCGAGGATCGATCTGTCCCAGCCGGCAATCTCGGCGAGCCTATTGTCTGCGATGATGTACGCTCGGATCTGTTCCTCGCTTAGTCCTTCCAGGCGGATGGTCGGGACTTCGGTCAAGCCGAGAAGCTTGGCTGCCTCTACCCGACCATGGCCGGCAACGATTCTGTTGTTGCAATCGACCAGGACTGGATTGGTGAAGCCGAAGACGCGAATGCTTTCGGCAATCTTCTTGATCTGCCGTTTCGTATGTATACGCGCGTTTTGAGTGAACGGTTGAAGGTGTTCTATCTTCTGATACACGATCAGAAGGTGCGGGTACTTCCTTGCCTTCATGCATTCTCCTTACTTCCCTTCGAATGAATTGAGATTCAGCTGTGGTTGAGACAGCTCTCCCGTTGCCGTCGTGGTGCGGCATTGTTGGTCCAGCTGTCAGGACATGCTTGCAGCCGAATGGAAGATCCCCGCGGCAGCACGGCTCGGACGCAAGTGGTCGTTAGACAAAACTTCGCGCCGCGAGATTCCAGTCAATCTCGCGGTGAGCAAAATCCTGAATGAAGCGTGGATGGTTAAGGGTGGGTTGGCAGAGTGAATGAAACATACGCGAGCTTGGTTTGCTCAAGACGCAGTTTCACGTGCGCCCAAACGTGCAAACGCGAGGTCTATTCCCATTGAATCGTTGATGGGAAGTCGAGTCAGAATTGACTGCGGGGAGCCAACGCTGGGCGTCAGCAAACACTCAAGGAAGCGATGCCTCTTTCGCTGACCTCCAAAGAGTAGACACACAACTGTATTGCGGTAGAGGCCTGTTGGCCAATCAGTGGCAAAGAGCTAGATTATGGCTCTACCTGGCCTTGCGATCACTCTGTTGCGCACTGGACAGCGAGTGGTCGGCTGCAATTGACTTTTCGAACGGTGGACGCAATTCTCCCACTCACCATTATAGACGTTTTTGAAGACATGCGGATAGCGACACCGCGCTCAAGCGTCTGCACCCGACTGAACGTGCGGAGAGCTTGCTGGTCGATGCCGGCCGCGTCCATGCGCCAGCTTCTCTCAGGACCAAC